CCGTTAGGGCAGGGCTGATAAAAACGGGCCTGATTAAGCGGCGTAGAAAACCTATAAAGCCTGGCAATAAGTTGTTTCTGTTCGGCAGGTTGGGGCAACGTAACAGGGAGCGCTTAAGGCGCACCAGTTGCTATAGCAGTGTTGACATATTTATTGACCATAAAAGCATTATTATGAATAACCGGGTGTTAAATGATGCGCAGCGTAAAAAGCTGGCTGTGTGTTTAGGTTTTTCAACGGTAAGTGATTTTGTGAGTTACTGCAAACAGCAGTATAAATTGCCCATCGAAGGGCAGGTGATTGATTGGTTATGACATTTGAAATGTTATTTCATCCTAAAGTATTTAACTGCATCATTATGGCGTTGTATGTAACTAATGCCGGTTGGTGGTGGTTTCATGGTAGCAAGGTTGATACGTGTTATTGGCTGTCTGCGCTGGCTATTACGGCGACTGTTACTTTTGGATATCAAAGGGTGTAGTTGCCTGTAGGTATTATGAGTTGGGATGCACGCCATTGGGCTTACAGACAATCGTTGCCATCTATAGTTAAGTTTGTTTTGGTGACTATGGGCGATCGTGTCAATGATGAGGGCTTTTATTTCGAGACTTTAAGGAAGCTAAGCGCTGAGACTTCTATTGATATCAAGGCGGTGCGGCGCGCTGTTAGTCAGCTAATTGAGACGGGTTTGATTGTTGATACGGGTGAGCGTTGCGGTCGGTCTAACCAGGTAAAGGTTTATAGGTTAATGAGCACTACAACTGAGCAGGAGGGCGATTACAAGGTAGATTCTGTTGCGACAGCATCGCAATAAAGTTATCCACAGCATGATTTTTATGGTTTTAGGGGTACCTGATTGGGGTGTCTTTGCTTTAAAAGGTGCATGGTTTTAGCTTTGAAGGGTACCTGATTAGGTAGTCTTAAAGCATGAAGGGTACCTAATTGGGTAGGCAATAACCTGTGGATAACTTTTGTTGCATGTTGGTTAAATATTAATCAGGGTACCTAATTGGGTACCCTTAAGCTGGTTAAATTTTATCCAAAGGGTACCCAATTGGGTAGTCTTGAGGGGTACCTAATTGGGTACCCTGAACTTAAAAGCTTTGAACCCTATAAAACTAGTCTTTGTTTTTACAACTATCCAAGATTATAAAGAAGCCTGTGGATAACTTTTTAATAACAACAACAAAAACGTTTGGCAAAAAAATATGAGAACAATATTTTGGGTTGATTCATTGATGACGCAGTGGGGAATTTGTTTACGTGATCACAACGAATTGGGTTATCCATCTGCATCAGTTGAAGCACGAATGATGGACGGTGTTTTAACAACCAGTAAAAAGCACACCAGAATACCAGTACATATACCGCCTGAGATTGAAACCTGTGAACAGGTGATGTTGATAATGCCTGAAGAATGCTATTACACAGCTAAGGCAAAATATATAATTACTGGTAACAGAGATTACAGGCTGATTTGGTTATCAACTATGCTTAACAAACGTGTAAACGCAAAAGATTACGGTTATATGATAAAAATATTACACAATAGATTTGAAGCATATTCAGAAGCTTACGAATTATTTGGTAAAAAGTTGAAAAAAAAGTTTGACTTTGTGGCCACAAGAAGTGTATAAATTCCCCCATCGTGCGGTTTCTGTCACTTAACCGCGAATGCACACACATAACCCGGCTTACCAGCCGGGTTTTTTATTGGGCTTTGCAATTATGTAAATACTTATGGCCGGCTTCAACATCAGTGTTAAATCCAACATAAAGGCAGTAACACGAAAGCTAAGCAAGATCCAGAAGAAGCAGATCCCATTTGCTACAGCACAGGCATTAAGTGATACGGCTTTCCAGGCTAACAAGGCAGTAAGAGCACAGGCCCTGAAGAAGTTGGACAGGCCTACTAAGTTCACTGTTGGTGGCTTTCAGTTTAAGCGCGCTACTAAAAGAAGTCTCACTGCACTCGTTTTCATTGAGAGCAAACGTGAAAAGTATTTGATCTATCAGATTGAAGGCGGCACACGCCGTGCAAGACTTGTTAGCTTACCAACCAATGTTAAGTTAAACAGGTTTGGCAACATACCTGGGCTAAAGAAGAAGAAGAAACTCTGGCTCAGTGGTAGAACTACTTCAGGCAAACAATTCGTTGGCACCGTCAATGGCACCAAAGGATTGTGGCAAAGACTTAAGAACAATCAATTAAAACTTTTAGTTGCCTTTGAAACTGAAGCAAGATACCGCAGCCGGTTTCCGTATTACAAAATCGTTCGCGGCGTAGTAAACAATCGATTCCCCAGAAATTTTAATCGTAGGCTAGCAGCAGCACTATCCACAGCGAAGTAGCGGGTCCTTCCGCCGGCTTTCCCAGTGGGTAATTCTATGCTCGGTTGTTGGTTAGTGACGGAGGGTTGTAGCAGGTTGACACTTTGTGTTGGGATCTCGCGGTGATGGGGGTGGTTGGTGTTTCTTGAGAAACGGACTGGTATTTTTATTAGTGGTATTTGAATATGAGCACAGTAGCTGCGGATGTCGTGAAAGGGATGGATCGGCGGCTGCCTGTGGAGTGGATTAACCAGGCTGAGTTTGGCCGCAGGATGGCGTGCACCCGGCAGAATATTAACAAGCTGGTGAAAAAGGGCGTGCTGCAGCTGGTTGATGGAAAGCTTGATTTCATGGCTTCAAAACTTAGCTATGAATCCGAGGTTGATCCATCGCACCATGAGAGGTTGAACAAGGGTTTTGGTGATACTGGTGATCAGGGTGCTGATGAAGTAGAGCCAACCAGCTTCAAGGATGCGCGTGCAAAGCGTGAACGTCACAATGCTGATATAGCCGAGATCACATTGCTGGAAAGATCCGGCAAGCTGATTGATGCTGAAAAAGTTAAAAAAGATGCGTTCACCACTGGCCGCATTTTACGTGATTCAATAATGGCGATCAGCGATCGACTGGCACCGATACTCGCAGCGGAGCAAAGCGAACGCGCGGTGGCCGAAATACTCGATGAAGAACTGACCAAAGCACTCACCGGTGTTGCCGACATGACTGCCAAAATGACCAATGACAGCACTAGCGAGTGACGCGCATCTGTCAGGTTTTGCTGCAGGCATCCGCCCTGATCAAAAGCTGACCGTCACACAATGGGCTGACAAGCACAGAATGTTATCGGCAACGGCGTCTGCAGAACCGGGCCGGTGGCGAACGGGTCGGGTGCCATACACGGAAGAAATTATGGACTGCCTGTCCCCTGGCTCACCGTATGAAGAAGTTAACCTGATGAAAGGGGCGCAGATTGCCGGCACTGAGCTGGGCAATAACTGGCTTGGTTTTATCATTGACCATTCACCAGGGCCATCGATGCTGGTAGTGCCAACAACGGAGGCCGGCAAGCGCACCAGCAAGCAACGCATTGCACCGATGCTGGAAGACACACCGTGCCTAAGACAAAAAGTTAACTCAAACCGGTCGAGAGATTCGGGAAACACCTTGCTGGTAAAAGAGTTTCCGGGTGGTGTACTGGTTATCACCGGGGCCAACTCAGCGGTTGGCCTGCGATCGATGCCAGTGCGCAACCTGATGATGGATGAAATAGACGCCTATCCCAACGATGTGGACGGCGAAGGCGACCCCATATCGCTGGCGACAAAGCGCACCAACACATTCAAGCGCACACGGAAAGTGTTTAAACTTTCAACGCCACTGATCAAAGGCCTGTCACGGATAGAAGAAGCCTTCAACGATGGCGACCAGCGCCGCTACTACGTGCCATGCACCGACTGTGGCCACAAACAACCCATTGCCTGGTCACAGATACACTGGGAAAAAAACAAAGACGGCAAGCACCTGCCAGAAACCGCAAAGTTTGCCTGCAAAGAATGCGGCTCACTCATAGCCGAACACAACAAAACATGGATGCTACAAAACGGCGAGTGGGTAGCAGAAGGCGAAAGTAACGGACGCATCGCCAGCTTTCACATCAGCGCATTATATTCACCACTGGGCTGGCTCAGCTGGGCCGATGCCGTGCGCGAATTTCTGAAAGCCAAAGGCGACCAGGCACTGCTGCAGACATGGGTCAACACCATACTGGGCGAAACCTTCGAAGAAGGCGGCGAACGCCCCAGTGACGAATCACTGATGACACGCCGCGAACACTACAAAGCCGAAGTACCCGCCGGGGCCTGTGTACTCACCGCCGGTGTAGACATACAGGATGATCGCATCGAATGCGAAGTGTATGGATACGGCCCCGGCGAAGAATGCTGGCCAATAGATCTGCGCATTATGTATGGCGACCCGGACCAGCCCGAAGTATGGAAAGCACTGGACGACATGCTGGGCGCAACCTACCAGCACGAAAATGGCGCCATACTCACCATCGCAGCCACCTGTATCGATTCGGGCCACAAAGCCACCATCGTATACGACTATGTAAAAACACGGCAGCGCACACGCCGCGTCTACGCCATCAAAGGAAAGGAAGGCAGCACCATGCCAATGGTATCTGCCCCCAGCAAAAAGAAACAAGGCATCAGCAAACGCCCGGTTGATTTATTCATCGTCGGAGTTGATGTCATCAAAAGCCTGATTTACCGCAGGTTAAAAAACACCGAAGCCGGGCCCGGTTACTGTCACTTCCCGCTGGCCTTTGCCAGTGGCGCAGAGTGTGACGAAGAATACTTCGCCCAACTCACCGCAGAAAAAGTAGTCACACGCTACAAAAAAGGCTGGCCAAAACAGGAATGGATAAAGACCAGGGCACGCAATGAAAAACTGGATATACGGGCTTACGGTTACGCCGCCTTAAAACTGCTGAACCCGGTTTGGGATGCACTAATGGAACGTGTGCAAAAAGATGATCCACAAGAAGGCAACGAACAAGACACAAATTCAAACACAAAACCATCGTCTGGCAGAAGGTCAGGGCACAAGCGTGGTGGTTTTGTTAATTCATACAAGCACTGAGGAATAATATAATGGGATCAGCACCTGGGTTTGAGCCTAAAAAAAATAAAGACGACAGCGAAGGTAATCCTGCAGAGGCTGTTGTTATAGATGGGCTTGCTACAAATATGGTAAGACAGGTTGCCGGGGTGTACAACGCAACTAAAGTTCTAGGCTTTCTTGTCGAAGCAGCACCTACTGCTGATGATACAGCAATTACACCAGTTAACGGGGTAGCAACTACAGCTATCAACAAAGAAGCCTTCACAGAAGGGAAGGTATATCCTATTGCTGCATCAGCAATAACTGTTGGTACAGGCGGTGAGTTTATCCTGTTTATACCAGCATGAGCCGCTTAATCGCAGTTTGTAAATCGTTGATTGGTAGTGTTGGTGGGAAAGTTACTGTTGTAGCAAGTTCTGGCAACTGGGAATGGAACGACAACACAGCAATCCAGTGGAATGACGGAACTAATGTGGAGCTAAACTAATGGCGACTATCTTATCTAAAAAGAATCTGAGCTATGTGGTGCAGGATACTG